CATTTCAGTAAAATCAGGAGTGCCGGCCGCCGCACGCCAATGCCCGGCCCTGCAAACCCTCTTTTACTAATACTATATTAACACATGTACTAAGTGACATTCTGCGTCAACTTTTAGATAACAATAAAAACGCCGATATGATTTATCTTAATGTTATTGATGTTATTTTACCTGACATTGAACCACATATTAAAAATGGTATTTTTAAACTTAAAGTGGAGTATGTTCTGCTTTCAAAACATGGTAATCCATATACTATTTCAGTAGAGCCTATCCCTTGAATACTTAGATTAAAGAAACTGAGTGGATTACTGTTGATGAATAAATTTACTTGATGGTCGGTTTCTATATTTATAATCATTGAACATTCAAATATTTCTCTGGTAAAAACCGGATTATCATTTGTAAATACTAAATCGTTGTGTTTATTAAGAGAAATTATATCAAGGAAATAACTTGTGTCCTCCATTAAGCTTTGAAATCTTGCTGTTATATATCCACATGAAGTGTCGTGAGTATAATTTTGTCCATTAACATTAAATGATAATGTCGTATCATAGTCTTTTATGTTTGTATTAGCGAACGATGGTACTGATTTTTTTACCCAACGTTTGTTTGCTGCTGTAGTGTCATTTGATGAAGTATATCCTGTTGGAATGTTTATATCACCTGTTATTGTTCCCCCTGTTAAAGGTAAATATAATGATGTTCGCTGATCAACATACTGTTTATTAGCCGCGTCTGTTAGGTCAATAGGTGTGTTTATTCCTTTTACATAGTTTCCTTCTATCGATGATTCTATTCTTACAGGCTTGTCATTATCTTCTGATTTTACTTCTATATAAGTGTCTGTCGTTGTTCCAACTGGTAAATCACCATCATAAGGAACAATATCTATCTGTCCGTTACTGCCTCTTACTATTGTCCTACCCTCTTCAAATATAGTTTGAGTATTTTCCACCTGAACGGTACCACCGTTAAGAGGTAATGCAGCATTTGCTTTGTTTTCTGCACTGTTTGCCTTGTCCATAGCAGTCTTCACAGCACTCGGTGTTGCCGCTTCTGTTGTACTTGTACTGCTTGTCGAACTATTGAGTTTCGTAATCCCGTAATATGTCGTAGTTGCAGTCGTGCCATTCTGCATAATCCAATACGTTCCACTATATACAAAATTTACAATAGAATTAGCATACCACTGATATGTATTCGGTGCTGTGCTACCGTACTTCTTTATAGACTTTGCACCTGTGCCGTTTACATTAAGCGTCGGCGCAGCTGCACTGTTTGCATATGAAAACTTTACATCTATTGCAACGCCTGTTTTAAGTTCAAAATCACCTTCAACCGTTACGACCTTGGCAGCCGTAGCTGTCGATGTAGAACATATGCCGTAATATTGTTTGCTTCCGTCCTGCGCTTTTTTAATTTCTGCATCAATAGTGTCAAAATTCCCATTCAAATCCGCGACATCGACAAAATCATCAGGTGCGGGCTTTTTCAAATTCAAATTCTTTGTGTATTCTGCCATTATGGCAACACCTCCTCTTTTAAATCTTTCCACGTGACCGTTTTTATCACGCTCCACTTATAAGGCTCAAGCATTTTCCATTTGTTATAAAGAAGCTCGACCGTGAACACCATATTGTACGGCAGCACACGTTCGAGCATTTCCTTTACCGCCTCCTCCTGTTTCTTAGCCGTAAGCGCAACTTTTACATTTACGGTAAAGTCCGCAGTCAGGATTTTAAGTATATAACCATCCTCTCCGCAGAGTGACGCCAGCATCACATCGAGTCCTTTTTTCGTATAAGGAATACTCTCATTATATCTCGTCATAAGCCTGAAACGCCTGTCTTCAAGAGTATCCTTTGCATACGGTGTGATACCGAGCATCTTCTCCCGCCTTGCAATGCCGTTTTTCGTAGCCTCGGAAATAAATCTTTGGAAGAGGTTATCTGGAAGTTACAGTCACTGGGATTTGACCTTTCTAAGGACCTCGCAAGCCTGCCAGATCGCCGATATTTCCGGGGTTTCTGCATCCATAATCGCCCGCATCTCCGTCACATCTTGCAGTACATCGGGCAAATATTCTTTTAAATCAATTTCCCGCACCGTATTAAAATTACGCATTGGCAAACGACCCCCTCACCGCAACAGAATCGGGCGACAGGGTAACATTTCCTGCACTCCCGTTCAGCTTGGTGCCCGAAATATCAGCAATTCCGTCAATCGCAAGTAGCCTTGATTCAATCTGCGAAACTTTAACAATAAGATTCTCTTCTTTATCCCATGCAGAATTCAAATCAAAATAATATCGGTCAAGCTCCTTTTCTATATAAGGCAGGCATTCCTGCAAACTCCAATTTTTAGCAAACTCAAGAGAAGTCTCAATATTAATCGTTTCACCGTCCGCACCTGCCACCGTAACTTTATGATCTATAGGCGCAAGACCTATCCCTTCACCGCTTTCCAGGCTCGGATCAATTTCTGTCTGCACCGAATTTACAAGCTCGGAAGGCGGCACGCCGAAATCACTGTCTGTGATAACAAGTTTCACCGTGCCGGGTCCGAAAGGCGCTCTGTACACCTTGCAGCCTCCCACACCGTCAAGTGTTTTCGTAATATCGATGTACTGTTTTCTGTTAAATCCGTATGCCTGATTGGAAAAGCTGTCTATGTATCTGCTTCTGAGTTCCTCTGTACTTTCCTCGTCCTCTCCGTTAATTACAACAGAAGTAAGTTCCGCGCTTTCCAGCCCGTTTATGTACTCTATCGGAAAAAGCCGTCCGACATAATAATTGGGAGCTGCTCCTGCTGTTTCACAGTTCAAATAGAACCTCCCATCCGCAATCTTTTCCGTAACGGTCCAGTTATATTTATCACAGTAAAATCTGCTTCCCAAAGGTACATCAATGTTAAATTCCCCGACAGCCTTGGCACACGATGCGGGTATCGGTACAATTCCGCGCTCGGCACATCTTTTTATAAGATATTCCCTGCTCGCAGTATCCGCAAAAGTCTCGTTTAAAACCGTATCGAGTGCCGTATAAATCATTGCGCTTTCCAGCGCATTCGGTGCAAGCGCATCGTATATGATTGAGCCTTCGCGCTTATCGAGAGTATTTGCTGTTCTCGAAAGTTTTTGCTGCAAAAGCTGCTCGTAAGTTTTATCTTCATACATTAAATATTCACCTCCGATTCAATGTCCCCGAAAATAGTACGAACGGTAAATGTTACGCGAACGCTTTTCTTATCGTCATAAAAATCAAAATCGTCTGCCTCCGTAATGCGGTCATCCTGCAGCAAAGCCTCTCTTATACATCTCTTTATTTCCGAAAAAGCATATTCTTTATCTTCTCCTATAACATTGCTGTGTTCTGTTCCGTAATTCCGGGAATAGATGAGATGCCCATACCTCTTCGTACTTAAAATCAAGTAAATTGCCTGACGTACGGACTCAATTCCATCTATTTTGCCTGAAATGCTCCCTCTTTCAATATCAAGCGCATATGTGAGGCTCGGCTCTGTTTTTATTTCAATTCCTGTAAAATCCGTTTCTGCTTTAGGTATCATACTGGCACCTCCACTCTATCCAAAATAATAAATCTCTGTCCTCCGTCTACGCGCAGCATAATTACTTTTTCACCCGTTTTAAGCGCATTATGCACTCTATATATCTTTTTGCCTTTATACGCATGTGAATGGCTCGCAAAAACAGAAGTACCGCTGCCGCCCGATGTTTTTTCCGTATTATGATCTACAGTCATCTGTACCGTATAATCACGCACTGCATTTGTCAGGATCAGCTGCCACGGCGCAAGCTCCAGCTTTTGGTCTACCTGTATTTTAAGCGGCGATGTACTCGTCACTTTTCCGAAAACAAGAGCAGCAGGCTTGCCCGCATCCACAGCTTCTACCGCCGCACGTTTTATATTTCCGAGAAATGTATTCATATCAATTGACAAATGTACCACCCCGCAGTTTCAAATCCATCAAATGCTGGTTTTGCTTAAATTTATGCGTAACATGCTCTACCAGCAAATAATTCTGTATATTCATATCTCCAAGTTCAAATTTAGCCGCAACATACGAGCCGCCTCTGACTCTTATATCACCGAAAGCATCGGATATGCTCAAGCTACGGGTTTTGCTGCTGTAATTCCGGAGCATTGTTTCTGCCTTGTACTTCATATTTTGAGGCTGCGAAACACTGTCCGTATACTGCAGCACTCCCCATTCCTTTATCTTGGCATCATCGCTTACGGTATATATGTTCTGCCCGCTGTCCGTATTTTCGCTTTTACTGGTAATCACTATTCTGTTATATGTTTTATTATCGATAGTGCTGGAATACGTATAGTCTGAAGCGGTATCACCGTCTATCAGCACATCAAGCTTCATATTTTCGCTATTTTTTAGCGTCAGTTTGCCGGCGTCATCATACAAAACATACATTTTGCCCGTCATTTTCGTTGTTTCATCAAGTGCATTCTGTACTATATCAAAAAGTGAGGCGTCGCTTTCCGAGCGGTGCGGAATTACATACCCGCTGTCATCCAGCATTCCCGTTTCAAGCTGAAATTGTCCCGCTATATCCTTAACAACCTCGTTTGCTTTTTTATTTTCATATGCGTATGTATACTTGTTTTTAAAATATCTGAGCTGGTCATAAGCAGTCACTTCGATAAGATACGGTGATTTTCCCAACCTGCTCTTTGTGAACACATAACCTTTAAACACAGGCTTACCGTCAACGGCAAGCCTGACAATATTTCCTTCCTGAAATGACAGAGTTTTGTCTTTTATACACGAAAATTTTAGTTTACCCGGTGCGCCTTTTCTTTCCCATTCCAGAGTTATTCCTTCTTCTGCAATCGGATAATATATTTGCTTACCGTTTTGAATTGTCAAATCTATTTTCATGGCAATATCAACACCTGCCCCTCGTAAATAAGGTTGGGATTTGTAATTTTATCCTTATTTGCATTGTAAATTTTCATATATTCCGCACCGTTTCCGTAATATTTCTTGGCAATATTGAAAAGGCAGTCACCTCGTTTAACCGTATGAGTCTTTGCCTTCGGTGCACTCTGCGAATCTCTTTCTTTTTCCTGCTTGACAACCGAAGCACCGCTGCTTTCCGTCTCCGTAACACTAAATATTTTTGTACTGTAATCGATATACTGTTTCAGTGTTACAGATACTTTAACATCAAGGCCATCTGCCGCATCTTCCGTTATTGTATAATCCTCAAGGCTTACTTTCATATTTGTATCAAACAAAATCTTTCCCGCCGGCGATACACGTATCACCTTAAAGAAAAACGGAGCGCAGTTTGTCATAAGTTTTTCAAAGGCATTCAAGTAATAATCGGGACGCTTGTAATCGCTTGAAAATGAATATCTTCCAAGCATCGGCAAAACAATATCAAAACTTATTTCACTTAGCCCCGGTTTACGCAGAAAATTTATATCTCCGTCGTTAATAAGAGTAAGTGTTTTGTTGTTCCCTTTTGTCTTAAGGGACATCTTTTGCGGTGTCACCGGCAGACGCATTTCCCCAAAATAAAATTTATACATTA